CTATGCTTATTCATTTTGCTATGGCAGAATACTTGCCATTTGCAGCATATACAATCGCTAATGGTGGCGTATATAAGCATAATTCTGAGAACAGCTCAATCGCTAACAAAGAAGAGGTTGATTTATTAATTAGTAGAGAGAGAGATTATGCTGAGTATTATACTCAAAGATTTATAGATTATATGAGCTTTAATGCAAATTCTAAGTTTCCAGAGTATTACACGAATAGCAATGAAGACATTTACCCAGACAAAGACGCATTATTTCACGGATGGAATCTATAAGCAAGTATAAACCTAAAAAGGAAAACATAATTAAGTTGAAAGAATACTTAAACAAAGAATCGAAAGTAAATAAGAAAGACCTATTAAAAACAAAATAAATGGCAAGTTTAACTAATCAGAAAATAAA